GACCCAGCACAACTCCGAACGACGGAACGATTCCGCCAGCACCTCGTCAGGATCTCTCCCGCTCGACGCCAGGATCTCTTCCACGTCCGCTGGCCGCAGCCGCCCCTGCAACGCCTTGAGATGCTTCTTCTTCGCGGGAAATACGCGATATTTCATTTGCCTGACAGGTAATCACTTTTCCCCGTGGTGCATGCGAGCGAAGATGGCCTGGACGGTCACCGGAAGGGGCTCCGTGACCCGCATGAACACGCTGCCCTCGCGCAGTTCCCCCGGCTCAAGCATGACCTCCTTGTCGGCGGAATAGAGGCCAGTGGGCTCGCCGTAATCCTCCGTGTCGCGGAACGCCAGCTCGTCCAGATGGTCTTCGTCCGGTCCCGCCCAGCAGGCCCGCGTGTTGCGGAATCGCAGGACAACGGAGAGCACGCGGCGAATCCGATCCTGCACCGTCCCCGTCTGCGTCTGGTAGTTGAACCCAAGCGTTTCCAGATCGCAGGTGTACGGTAGCCCCACATGCACCTTGCTCGCTGGATTCGGCAGGGTAATGGCCCCGCTGGCCACGACCAAGGAGTTGATCACGTTGCCGTCGGCCAGGACAACAACCGTCTTGCCTTCCAAATGGCTCAGACCCGACACCGAAGTAACGCTCATGCGCCAGTCGCCAGAAGCGATCGCGCTCAAAGAAGGCCACGCCAGCAGGATCGTGGCGCTGACAACCGTGCCTGACGAGTAAGCCGTGATCACGGCCTTTGCCGTGTGAGCAACCCCGTCCGCATCCACGTAGCGGTAGTGGATCTCGCGCCCCACGTCGCCGTTTACAAACTTGCTGGATCCAGCCGTGAATGTGACGTTTTCCGTTCCCTCCGTCGTCGCCCCCGTGCCAGGAGTCAGCGTGGCCGCCACCGACCCGTCGTAGGAAAGCCCCGAATCTACGAAATAGGCATCCTCGACATCCGTCCAGTCCCGCGTCGCCAGCTGCTCGATATAACGCACCGTGGAACCGTTGATCGTCCGCTTGACCACGAAGTAGACCTCCGACACCCCCTCCGCCGTGGCGATGCAGGCAACCGACTCGAACTCGCCGTCCGTGTCGTGCCGATGCCACCCGAAAATCTGATGCTCCTTGTTGTAGGTCAGCCCGCACAACACCCCGTCGTCGCGAACGCACCAGATCACGGAATCCGGGTGCGCCTGCCACGCCCAGGACACGATGCCGTAGTACTCGAAAAGATGCTGCGCCATGATCGTCAGGTCGCTGCCGTCGTACCCGTCCCGTTCTAGGGAATACATGAGATCGCGGATTTTCTTCGTGGAACCGTCCACAAAAAGAACGCTGTTACCGATCATGATCGACGGCAGGTCACCAACGCCCCACCGGCTTTGAACCGTCAGCTTCGCCGACGTGGGAGTGATCCCGTCGGTCTGGCCGCCGGGCCCCAGCTTCCATTCCGCCCCGCTGGTACCGATGATCAAATCCGACAGCGCCGCCAGCCAGCGGATCTCGTTGACCTGCTGACTGTTGATCGTGAAATTGAACGCGTCGTCGTCCTTGATGGGCGAAGACGTTTGCATGTTCTCGAAATCCCCCGTCACCGATCCCCAAAAGGACTGCGGCTTGTTGTTAGTCCGAGCGAAGATCAGTCGTTGGTCGTAGAACGCGCACACACCTGGGTAGTTGTTGGTGGAACCGAACGGAGTGGCCGCGGCAGGCGGGGAAACGTCGTAGGACACAGTCGGGCTGGACGGAATCGCGTAACTCGTACCCACCGCCCGCCCCAGGTAGCAGTAGATCCCGTCGATCTTCTGATAAATCTTGTACTCGCTCGCCCCCGACGACGCCGTCCATGAAATCGTATTCCCGTAGTCGCCCTCTTCCTCGGCTGACGGAACCGACTCGACCCCCGTGGACGTGACCGCCGTCACCACGAACATCTTTCCAGACCCCGAACAGGACGGGCTGGTAGGCGCCGCAATGCTGGCCGCAAATGAGATGGTCGCGATACTCCACTGCGTGTGGCTGCTGCGCGTGATCTTGCGCGGAGCGTAGGAAGGATGGCACACATAGAGCGTGTCCGCCGACTGCTCGAACTTGAGCAGCGCCAGATCCGCCTCCACGTAGGGGGTGGGAATCTCCACAATCAACCCTGTAATCGGGCTCCAGTAAGCCGTCTCTGTGGCCGGGTCCTTGTTGGTCGACGCCTGCAGCGCATAGTAGTTGACCCCGCTCTTCGAGCAGTGGTCGGCAATAGCATAGGTCGTCCCGCTGTTCCACGCGGTCGGGGTGCTCCCCAGGACGACCTGACCCCCGTCCTTGACGACCCGCATGTACTGATGCCCGAACTCGAGGATGTACGACTGCACGACCGAGAACTGGAACGGGACCAACCGCGTGGCCTTGGCGGCCGTCTTCACCGCTGCCACGAAGATTGTCCCCTGGCGATTGCTGGCGCCGCCGTGTGGGTGCGGGAAGAAATTCCGCATGGTCTTGCAGGCCGTCCCATACTTTTGCAGGTCGGCGCGCGACCACAGGGAAGGGGCCCATTCCCCACCCGTGAAAGAGGATTGAGCGACAGAGATGCTCATGCGCGAGCGAGGGAGAAGGAACTCGAAGCGATGGGCGCCACGTGCTGTTCGTTACTGCCCGTCTCCTTGGCGGATCCCAGCTGCATCAGGTATTTCTTCATGAAGCCGTCCTGCAGCGCCGTATCCGCCCGCAGAGGCACCGCAAGCTCGGAAGCCAGCCGCCAAGCCAGAGCGTCCACGAACGAGGCATCGTAGATCGACGTGTTGGTCACCAATGCCGTGTAGACGAGAATGGCGTCCTCCTGTTCGGTCAAAACGACCTTTGCCGACTTGGCCGCGTTGACCCCGACCTCGTAGGCGATCGCGTCCGCGGGATCCGTGGACGCCTCGTTAAGGATGGACCGGGCCGCGATGCAATCCGCCGGGTAGGCGTAGCCGTAGGTCCAGCCGTCGAAGGCCTCGCTCAAGAGCGCCAGAACGACCCGCTTCCTCGCGAACTGCCAGTCGTGATCGCGCAGCGTGGCGTCCCGCGCCATCTCGTAGTGCGTCCGGCAGGCCCGCGCCTCCCGCGTGGCCTCGGTCAACGCCTGAATGGAGCCGGCCCCGACTCGCGACAGGGCCACGTTGCAGATTTCGATTTGATTTGCCATAGGTCAAAGGCGCCACCGGGTGGATGCCCGTACTGGCCCGCCATCCCCCAGGCAAACGCTTCTACTGCTGCCGCTTCCGATTGGCGTTCTTGCTGTACTGCTGCTCGTTGAACTCGTGGAATGTCCGAGGTTCGGCGGGAGCCGCAGGCGGCTGCGCCGGCGCAGGCTTCTCCGGAGAGAACTGGTGAGGAACCGCCTCGCCCTCTTTGGCGTCCAGGATCTCTCCCGGACGCCAAAGACGGGCTTTGTGGAAGCACTTCCGATGACAGAAGTACCGAGCCATGGATTAGTCCGCGGTCGGGGTGTTCTTCTGGTCATCCAGGATGATGCCGGCCGTGATCTTGCCAGCACCCGGATCCGAGCCGTTCACGTCGTAGTACAAGCGCAGATAGCGCTCGCACCCCGCAGGAACATCCGGCAGGTCGATCTTCGCGCCGAGCGTCAGATCCGCCAGAAGGGCATTGACCTTCCAGAGGGTCTTTGTGCCCGCGGAGAACCCGGTGTCCTCATGGCACTGGAGTGAGATGTCCAGCGACGTCAGGTTCGTGAACGCCTCGTCGATGGACATGAAGACCTTCAACGGGGCCCCGGCGCCAGGATCGGAAGCCGATCCGGTGTCGTAGAGGTTGGTCGACGCGCCGTCGCTGGTCAGCGCCTGGGCGTCACTCAACAGGGTTTGCTTGTCGAGAATCATAGTTTTGATCCTTCTTTGTGATGTTTCGTTGGTTGAGTGTGCCCGATCAGGACACCGCCGATTCGTCGCTGAGAATCGCGTCGCAACGCCGCACGGGCACGTTGTCGAACACGATCACCTTCTTGCCCGCAACCGAATCCATCGACAGGGTGGACGAAGCCACCTTGGCGACGATCTGACGCCGCAGGAAACTGCGAATCGTCTGGTTGCAGTAGAACACCGGCCGTCCGAGGTTCAGGTTCGGAACGAGCTCGAGCGCCTGAGTCATCAGGTCGATGAGGTCGGCGCCGCTGCCTGCGTTCTTGGTCAGGTTCGAAACGTCGATGTTCGCAATGCGCACGACATACCGCCAGTCGCGCAGGGTCAGGCCGCAATCCCACTTGTAGTGGGTCCGGTAGCCCTGGTACTTGCCCGCGGGCGAAGCGTCGTCGTTCAGAGTGACCTCGCCAAGGTCCTTGAAGGACAGGCCGGCCTTGCTCCCCTTCGGGAAAATGCCGTGGCAGGTCAGATCGCTCCAAACGACCAGCCAGATCGACGTGTTGTCCGACCCGGTGCCGCTCCCGCTGACGATGTTGCCGCCGTTCTCCGCCGTGGTGGAGTTGTAGCGCGGCGCCAATCCCATGAACTGCTCGGGATCGGTCGAGGTGTTGCCCAGGAACAGTGTGCTCGCCATTTCCTGGTTCATGGCCTCGATGAAGGCGCGATCTTCCGACAGGCGGAAAGCCGCAGTGTTGCCGTTGAGGTCCGCGAGCGCCTTGTCGATCTCGGCGTAGGCCTCGAGCATGCCGATCGAATCCGTCACCTGAACGGTCCGGGACTTGCTGGGCTGGACGCCGTAGTTGAGCAGGCGCCACGTGGCCGTGGGCAGACCGCTGCGAATGGTGGTTCGATGGCCGGTGGGCAGGTTGGCTTCGACAAAAGCCATGTCCTCCAGCACTTCGTTGGTATCGTTCAACAGCTCGATGATCTTGTCGATCGCGCCGTTGGGATCAACGCGCTTGCCCCAATCCGCAAGGGTTAGGGCGGTGGTTCCGATAGTACTCATAATGTTCTCCTTGTGTTGTGGTTGCGGTTATTTCTGGTTGGGATAGAGAACCTTCGCGGCATCCTCATCGCGGGTGGCCGCTGAGCCATCCACGGAGAAATCTTCCGCGAGCGCCTTGCCGATCTTCGCGAACGTCCGAAACAGCGCCGGGTGATCGCCCCAACCGGAGTTGAGGACTTCAGCCAGCCCGGGAGCGCCGAACTTGGCGATTGCCCGCAACGCCAGATCCCGACTCTTGTCGAAATTGGCTCCGCCGACTTCCTTGTCCGCCTTGAGCTCGGCCACCCACTTGTCACGAGCCGCGGTCCATGCCTTCTCCTGCGCCTCCATGACCTGTTTCTGAATCTTCGCGGTGTGCTCGACCGCCAGGTCGACGAACTTCTGAGCCTTCTCTTGCGAGAGGTTAAGCTCCTTCGCGATCTCCGACAGCTTCTGCACGCCTTCCGGATCAAGTGCCTGCCCTTCCGGAGCCTTGAACTCGTACTTCTCAGGAGCGCCTTCCTTGGCCTTCGCCTCGGCGTCGGCTTTTGCCTTTGCTTCCGCGGCCGCCTTGTCCGCCGCTGCCTTTTCGGCATCGGTCTGACCGCCAGCTTTGCCGGCGTCGGCGTTCCCTTGGTTTGAGTTGTTCTGCGCCAGCAGGGTGTCCGCTTTCCCGCCAGGATTTATGTCCGCTTTTCCACCGCCGTCCGCTTGGGTGTTGGCTTGCGCGTTTGGTTTGGGGTCATCGGCCATAAAAATCCTTAAAGACAAAAGTTATCATGGGTTCATTTTTTCCGAATCAGGAGGTGCCGGCGGGGTGATCATCAGCGAGGCGATCCGCTCCGGGCAGGCCTCCACCACGTCGCCGAAGAACCGCAGCGCCAGGTTGCGGTGCCCCTCGAGAAAAAAGGTGTTGCTGTTCCCCGTGAAGGTCGTCTGGAACACGCGCCCCTCGGTGAACAGCCGTTTGAAGAACCGATGGCCCTGCTGAGTGTTCAGCAGCCAGCGAATATCCTCCAACTCCGTCAGGCGACGCAGCGCCTGCTCCTTGTCCGCCTTCTGCTGCTGATCCTCGTCCGTGATCGCCTTGCGGTTCATTTCCCCGCCTTCTTCGCAGCCTGGTACCCGTCCGCCATGTCCAGGGTAAACGTCATGGCCCCGATATGCCCGACGCGCTTTGACAATTCCTCATCGAGGAACGGAGGAAACCCCGCCCGCGTCGCCTTCTCACAAAAATCGTGATCCTCACTCTGGAAATCCCCGTTGTCCTTGTAGTACGAGAGAAACCACGGAAAAGGGATCTTCTGGAAGATCGACATTTCCAGCAGCAGGATCCCCGCGCCCAACTCCCACGTGCCGAACTCGGTCTTGCGCGCCACCCGGCGGTAAGGCTCCCGCCGTGTCGAGGCGTCAATGCCCACGATCGGCTTCCCGTGCGCCAGCATCCGCGCGCAGAGATCCGCCGGGAAGGTCATGTCCGAATCGATCATCAGCAGGTGGGTGATCGGGTGCGGAATCGTCTGCACCTCCCGCACCATGTTGTTGCGCCCTCGGAAAATGTTGCTGGTCTTGTGGTTGAGAAAGGCCATGATCCGAAAATCGCGATGGTGATGGACGACCGAATAACTGGCCATGGTCGCCAGACAGCAGGCGAAGTCCGCATGGACATGATCGTTCGACGGAATCCCGACCACCACCCGCTTGACGACGGAATCAACCATAGTCAGCGCTTCGCCGCTCCCGTCAGCGCGTCAAGCGCCGATGCCTGCCCGCCCTGGACAGGGGTTTGACCCAACTTCTGGACGGCCGTTGCCGCTTGCGCCGCCGGTTGCGCCATCTGCGCCATCTGCATGGCCGCCATCTGAGCCTGCTTCTGCTTGCGGATCTGCTCGACCTGGTCGTCCGGACGGATGATCTTGGGAGGAACCCCCAGCATTCCGCCGTACTGGTCCGCCACTTCGTCGAAATTGACCTTGTCCAGGATTTCTGGCGCCACGGGCGCCACCTGGCCGACAAACATCACCATCTGCTCGATGGACTGCGTCCCGACCATCCGCTGCGCCTGGGCGAGCATGGACACATACTCGATCTTGATCGCCATGCCGGCAGGCAATTCCTTGGGAATCGGAGGAAGCAGGTTCATCTCCGCCATGACCGAGAACACGCGATCGATAATCGGGTCCAACAGTTCCGACTGTAACCGCTCGAGGACAGGGCCCAGCATCATCAGCTTTTCCTCGTACCGTTTGCTGACCTCGGTTGCCGTCATCTGCTTGTTTTCGGCGATCACCGCCAGAAACAGGTCGTTGAAGAACACCTGTCGTATCCGCCGCTCGACGCGATCCATCTCAAAAGCGATATTCTGCAGGTCGGGCCGCACTTCGTAGGCCGGCTTGAACCCCATCGCTCCCTCGTTGGGATCCAAGTAATTGACTCCACCCGCGACGATATTCCCGCCTGTGTTGCGCATGGACGCGGGAGCGTTCATCGGCGGATCCACCATCTTGTCCAACGCCTTGAGCTTCTTTTCCTCCATCTTCTGGAGCATCTTGATGTCGCCCAGGGCCGCCATGGCAGGACTGGACCCGTAGGTGTCGACCCCCGCCACATCCCACCGCGGCGCTACGAACGGCATCGACCGGTACCCCGAATCGCGCAAGAGCGTGTCGTCGTCTCCCGACAGCATGAAATAGACTGAGCGCCAGGGCATTCCTTTGCTGTCGGCACGGTTCGGATCCACAAACTCCGCCTTTTCGATGACATGAACAACCTCGAACCGTTGGTCCAGGTTTTTTTGATCGATTGCCGCCTTGACCACCTGGGGAAGATTCTTCTCCTCGAACTTCTCCCGAATCTGGCCGGCCGTCATGCTGAACTGACGATAGAGAGATTCAGGACGATAGCGGGAATCCAGCGTCAGGCAGTACTCGCCGATTGTGAGCGGACGAAACCGCACCACCGTGTCCGGGTCTTCCTCGACGAGCATCGGCGCCGTGCCGAACCCTCCCAACTCGTAGTACAGCGAATGAATCGACCCGTAGAAATTGGATCGACTGAGAATCACCATGATCGCCTGGCGCACATCATGCAGCCACGTCCGCACCGACTCCACCTCCGCCAACTGCTCGTCCGCGACCGTGAGGGAAAACCATGGACGGGAAGGGGACGTCAGCCCACCCTGCAGGCCTGCCGCCAGCGTCCGCATGGCCTCCGCGGGCGTACCGTTCAAAATCTTGCCGTGTTTCTTCGTGCCGTCGTTGTCCTGAGACGAGTTTTGACCGTCCAGGTACCGCCCTTTGCGCGGAAGCAGGTACTCGACAATTTCCTTCCAATGGGAACGCCAGTCCGACTGCTCGTTGCGCAGCTGATTCAGGCGCTTGCGCCAGCGCTTCGTTTGAGATTCCTCGGCCATGTTAGGAGCTGGTCTGCCCCAGCAGCGTCGCCCTCTGCGTGGTGGCCGCGCTCTGATCGCCCAGCGCCGACGTCTTGATCGTGGACGTCAGCCCCTGCGCGAGCACCGATCGCTTCCGCTCCTTCTCCGCAGCCGCCTTGGCTTCCGCTTGCGAGTCAATGGACGACGTGTCGATGACCGGAGGAGCCGGCGGGGGAGTTGGTACCGATGGAGTCGAAGAACGGCCACCGCCGAAGATAGTAGAGATGATGCCACCGCACATAGGAAATCCTTTTTTCGGATTCTGCCACAGCTTCCCAAACTCCGAATCAGGAGGAAAAAAGGTCGTAGTCCGTTTTCGCCATGGAATGCTTGTGCTCAATCGCCGCGTCGCGGATGTCTTTCTTGTGAACCGTGAAGGCGAACGTCAGCGCCAGCGCGTCGCCCAAGTCGGGGGAGGGAACCCCGCGCTTCTTCATGTCCTCCTTGGATTCCAGAACCAGACGGTGAGCCGCGTTGTAGGAATAGGTCGGCGTGCAGAGATCCGCGATCAGATCCTCGCGGTCCGGGATCGCCCCGCCTTCGCGCAGCCAGTCAGCCGTCCGCATCCACATCTCGGCGCGCAGGTTCACAAACCGCTCGTTGGCCGGCTTCGCCCCGCCATTGACCGGGAACACGTTGAACCCGCCGAGTTGCCGTAGCCGGTCCACCACGCCAGACCCGACGCCCACCTCGTCCACAAAGACCGCGTCCGCCTTGTTCTTCATCGCCACGTCCAGCGTTTTCGATGCGAGCTCCATGGTGTTGACCCCGCGAAGCACGTCCATCGAGAGCACGGCCAACCCCTGGCGCACCAGGATGCAGGAACGATCTTCCCCGAAGCGCGCCACGTCCACGCCTACCACGCACGGAGCATAGTAGAACTGTTCCCTCTTCAGCCGCTTTCCGGCTGATCCGCGGGCCAGATCCAGCGGAATCAGCACGTTTCCCGCGGACGCCCCGAAATCGCATTCGAACTCCTGCGCGTACTGTGCCGGAGACATCTCCCGCCGGGCCCGGTCCAGTTCCGCTTCAGGGATCACGCCCGTCTCGCTGGCGCGTCGCATATCCGCGTACCACTCGGGATCCACCAGCGCGCGGTAGTAGAGCTCGGAAAACAGGTTGAGACCCTTCGGCGTACCGATGAACAGTGCCCAGCCTTCGCGGTCGGACAGCGCCGGACGGATGATCTCGCCCCACACCTGCGGACGCATGTCCGCCACTTCGTCGAGCACGATGCCGTCGAAGTACAGCCCGCGCAGGCTGTCCGGATTATCCGCGCCGAAAAGACGTACGGTAGCGCCGTTCGGAAAGGCGATCATTAGATCCCCCTCGAACACCCGCACCCCAGGCACCTCCGCCGAAAACCGCTTCAGGTAATCCCACGCGATCATGCGCGCCTGTCGGTAGTACGGCGCCACGTAGCCGAACCGCCCGGCCGTAGCGCGAAAGCTCACGGCCCCAAGCAGCAACTCCATCAGGGAGAAAACCGTCTTTCCCGACCGCCGATGCCAGACCAGCACCGAGAACCGCTTCCGGTTCTGACGCGCCTCGTACTGGTGAAAGCGCGGCTTGAACGATAGCTTCAGGTCAAGAACGTTCGGCATCGAAACGCACCATCCTTTCCTGGTAAAGCAGCTTGTCAGCACGGCAGATCGTCGCGTCCGTGCCAGCGTAGTTCAGGTGCTTGATGTAGGCCTGCTTCGCGAAATACAGAACCCCCAGCATGCGCGCCTTCGTGGTCCACTCCTTGTCCACGTAATACCCACGATAGGGAGCAGGGAAGATGTAGTGACGGTAGAACTCCACCGACATAACGGCAAAGGCCGCCAGGTTCTCCCCTTGGATGCCGTCGCGAATCCCGACCACGCCGTCGGCGTCCCCCAGCTGCTCGCGGTAGACCCGCGCCGCTTGCTCGAGCCAATCATGCTGGACCACCTCCATATCGTCGTTGAGAACGCACACCAAGCGAGTAGAAGCCCGCATGATCCCCTCTTCCATCGCCGCCACGGCCCCACCCCGACGGCTGCCGGGCATTACAACCGGGATGACACCCGACGGCATTCGCGGAGGCAAATCCTCATCCTCGCGCCCCTCGTTCACCACCAGGAGGAACGGCCGATGGAGGACGTGCTCGACCATATACTGCGCCGACCATCGCCGCCGGTAGGTGGGCATGACGACGGTGATTTCCGACATGATTCTATCCATGAGTTTCTTCCTTTTTTTCATCACCAGGCAACGACAGGAGGCTGGGACGCACCGGCCGCTCGCCAGGCGGCAGCGCGTAGGGATCGATGACGCGGATGATGGTCTGCTGATCAATCCCCCCCGAGTGCTCCACCTTCTGCGGGGAATCGGGCAGACAGAGCGCCCGCCGCATCATGTCGTCGACCGACTTCTTGGCCTGCGTGAGACAGCGCACCGCAACAGGGTCCGCCGCCGGATGCAACTGCTCATAGGTTTCCTCGATGCGCTCGAGATCGCGCTCGCAACTGGCTTTAATCCGCCGCACCCAGGCCGTGGCCTCATCGATAATAGTCTCTTCCAGCGCCTGCCCAATTCGTTTTTCGGCAACGTTGCCGATGCGTTGCCGCTCAATCAGCCACTTCTCCCGATGGCAACGCTTTTCGAGAGTGGACACGCTCACCTTGAACCGATCCGCCAACTGCTGGCAGGATCCCTGGCCGCTCTGATAGGCCACCTTGATCTTACTCCAGTCCACTTTTGATTTCACAGTGCTACCACCTTGCCATTGATCCGTCGGAACGGAATGCCGGCCTGCCGATAGGCGCGCTCCCGAACGATGTCCGGGTCAACCGACTCGCTGAGGCCCGCCACCCGCAAGAGAGACGGCAGGCGCCCATTGCAGAAGAAATGCCGCGCGTCCGCCAGGCGCTCCTTCATGTCCCGCTCGTGCCACTCGTTCTTGTCCCGCGATGCGCGACCGACCGCCAGATCCTCCGCCGCCTGCGCGATGACGGCCAGCAC